CACAAACCATTTTTTGCCAACTGACGTTGGGTTATTAATTTACCGCAATGGAAACAAGTGTATGCTTCCATACTTACCCCATACACCTAATAAAAATGCCAGTTCTTCTTAACGCATCAGTAGTTGTTAATGATATACTGTGCGCACCTGCGAAATTAGGCAATTGAGTAAGTTCGCCCATTGAGGATGATATTTGAACTAAATGTCCACTCGATGCAGAAGCAATTCCATACATTCCACCACTATTATTCGATTCGCTGCTGCCATTAATCGTATAGCAATCACTTCTAAATCCATAACATTGCACTAGGCCATAATCACCAGAAGAAATATCGCTGTCAGCAATTCCACAAACATACATAGAATCAACTTCAGCATTTGCAAGAAAAGCATCTAGTCCATCATTTACCCCGTCAAAATGAAAACATACAGGGCGACCTCTTAATAGGTTTTCACCAGCTTTAACAACAATGAAAACCTTTTCAGGTGCTCCACCAATTCTTTGAACTAACATAAGAACCTCCTTTCGCTTACAGGCAACGAATAAAGATTCCTGTCAGCCTCACTGCATTAGTAGTTGCAAGTGAAATACTATGAGCACCAGCAAAGTTTGGAAGCTGGGTCAATTCACCCATTGAAGATGAAATTTGTTTCAAATGCCCACTGGACGCAGAATCCAGTCCGTACATACCACCACTGTTATTAGATTCTGTACTAGCATTAATAGTATAAACATCACTACGAAAACCGTAGCATTGTACCAAACCATAATCGCCACTGGCAATATTTGCATCAGCAATACCACAACAATATATCGAATCTACTTCAGCATTTACCAGAAAAGCGTCCAAACCATCATCTGTTCCATCGAAATGGAAACAAACGGGCCGACTCTTTAAAAGATTTTCACCTGCTTTTACAACAAGAAAAATCTTCTCAGGGTCGCTTCTGTTAATTCTTGAAAACAACATAACTGACTCCTTATACTTCGCTTGTAGCAATAAGGGGGGAACTCCCCCTTATCACCTGTTGTTTATGCAGCAAGGCTCGCATCAATATTCATAAGCGCACCTTGTTTTCGCCTATTAGAACAACAAAGCTCAGCCATTATATAGATAATGGAAGTCTTTGCTTTTTGATTTTCAGGTTGAATAAAAGGCCCAATTGTTAAATCTTGGCCTTTTGCCACAACAAAGTCAAGGTATTCCGAATTTAAGAAATACATATTATGCTTTGTGTATGAATAATCATCAACAGTTGTAGGGAGAACACTTGTCGTATCAGTATAAATATCAGGCATATATTCATCCCACATTACAGTTGAACCCCTAAACTTCAAACCACCAAATCCAAGATCAGCGATCTTTTCATTAATGATTCGAGTCTTATCCCTACATGCGCTTTCATAACTTTCATACGCATTTTGATCCGTAATAATAATATCAGGGAAAGACCTTTTACCACCAGAACCACCCTTGGAACAACTATTATACATATTTCCCATTCCTGCCACAAGGGCTGCCCAAGTAGTTAGATTAGTTGTATTAAACTGATTTCTCCACCATGAATAAGTATTTTGAGCAATACCACCAACTGTATCTGCATCTGAAGGTGCTTTCTGAACGAACTCAGAAAGTGGTAGAAAATCAGCAGCAACGTTATCTTGAGAAATTCTACCGATGGTCATTGCTTCTATTTCTTCGACCATCGACATTTCAGCTTCATTAGACTTTGCCTGAAGCAAGTTAATTATCTTATGTTTACCTGAATTTTTAACAAGTTCCTTATTAGATATAGAGATAGAACCCGCAACTTCTTTCCACTCATAGTAAGCAGAAGTAATATTATCTTGCGGGGTTGTATCAATAATATCATAACCACTTGACATGGAAGAAATAGTTGTATTCCTACCATATTGCAAAGGAATGACAATTCTTTCTCCACCGTCCTCAATTCTTTTTCTACCATTTGCGTGTAACCAATAGAAAAACGGACACGCATTGAAGATATTATCGTATAACTTTTTACGATAATTCATTAATGTGGTAGAAAGAATAGAATCAAGGTTATATGTAAAGCTAGCAACCGCCACGATTCACTCCTTTCAATTACTCATTCAACTGCTCTAACGTCTGATTGAAAGCATCCATCATCGTTTGGGCAGGTTTTTCTGCAACATTCACGACACTCTTCCGCAATGATCCAGACTCAACTTGCTTCTTAGGATTAACCTTTGGTTTTGCTTTTGGCTTTTGTTCACCAGTAGGTAATCCAAGATCAACTTTTGCCATTTTCAATAATCTTGGCAAATTGTGATACATAACAAAGTTGCCTTTCTCATCTTTGCCATACTCTTGTGCAATTTCATCCATCTTGGCAATGACTGGACGGTCAACTTTGTTAGAAGCAAAAAAAGTCCGAACATTACTCTTGAGTGTATCTTGTGCTGACTGAGTAATATTAGATTGAACACCATCAACTTTAGTTTCTAGGTTTTCTATAACACCTAGTAACTTTTTGAAAAATGGTGCATAGTAATCCTTCTCTTCAAACTGGAAGGAGTCCTCTAGTTTAGGCTTATCCTTGTGGGATGCATCAGCAGGGATTTGTGCTGGTTGCACATTAGATTGTGCTGCAGCTAGTTTCTCCAATACAGACTCAGCCAGTTCAGCTTTAGTTTTTAAAGCCTCCATTCCAGCTAATTTTGAAGAAACTACACCCTCAACATTCGTAATGACATTCAGCATAGCCTGCTTATGCTCTTCAGGAATATCCTTTAAAAGTTCTTCTTTGTTAAAAAGTGGTGCTTCCTTTTCTTCACCACTTTCTTCTTCTTCTTCTTCTTCTTCTGATTTAATACCACCTAATGAATCATCATCAACCACAATGGTAAAATCTTTTCCATCTTCGGAAATACCAACTTCTAATTCTTTTTGCATAATGTCCTCCTTAAAAATGTTCTTCTATTGTCAAATGAAAAAATTTAAAATTTTCCATAATTTCCATAAATTGTTTAAATGTTTTTCCTGAATTTAAAACTGCTCTTTGACCTTTAAGTTTTCCAATATGTTCGCCGAAAATAATACAACCTTTTGTATCTTCAACATGATTTCCCGCATGAAATAAAACATCTTTTCGCATTGGAACATCTAATACTTTATATGTATTTCCAAACTTTGGAGAATTGTGTTTAAAACAAATATATTGTCCCGTAGGAATACAAGAAATATTAGCTTGATTTTCTTTATCAGGCGGTTCAAGTGTTGCACAAAATACTGTTTTGTTAATTTTCATCATTCCAAATGTACCAAATGAAGGATGATTTTCAAGCCTAACAATTTCAATAGCTGGTGTAAAAACCATAATATTATATTTCTCTTCCTTGTAATCCACCATCATGCACCCTTAATTTTCCTACATCATTTGCTAATTTTGTATCATTATGTCGTTTTAATGCATCATTTAATTCAGTTCTATTTTTTACAAATACTGGTTCATGGTCAATATCATTAACCCATTGTGGCTTGAATGATCTAATTTGTGTAGATGGTTTCGATACAATTTGGGAAGTAGATAAAATTCTTGAACAACGTCCACCACATTCAGTACATTTAGCAAATATAGAAGCATTGAGTTCTTGAATTTCTTCAAAAATATTGCCACATCGTTTGCACTTGTACTCATATATCGGCATTACTTCTCCTTTGCTTGTTGTTGCTTTTGTTTCATTGCCGTTAAAAATTGCATCATTTTTTGTTCTTCTTCTGGTGAATTAAGAATTTCATTAGCAGTTAATAATGGAAAATATTTGGGTAAACTCTTTAGAATTCCACCAAAATTAACCTTTAACATTACTAACTCAGGAGGCATTTGTGAAAGAAATTGAAATACACTCATAAGTTCTTGTCTTTCAAGTTCAGGAATTTTTGGAGCTAAACTTCCAATTTCTACACCAACAGTATAATCTCCTGAAATAGATTCTCTATTAATTGTTTTCCATTGTTTACCTAATTCACCAGCTATTTCAACAGCGTTTTCAAGAGTTAAATTAGATTGCATAGATTGTAATAGCTTATGGCCAATACCAGCCATAAAATCAGCAACTAAAGATCGTCTATCTCCTTTTCTTATTTCACCACCACCAGAAATTTTCGATGCTTCATAAGCTGTTTTTCTGCGTTCAACAACCCCTCTTTCCATTTCAGTTGAACCAGCAGCTTCTCTAAAATCAATAAGTGTTTGTTGAAAGTTTGCATAAACTGCAGGGTCTAATTGTGCATCTTCAAGAGGAATAGGCATGTTTTCCCAATATTTAAAGAAAATCCCATCTTCTGGGTCTTTCAACTTATCCATTTCAGTAACACCTTCATCACCAGGAAAATCACCCTCTTTATATCCATATTTTCTTCCGTATCTTTTGGCATGAGTCATAATCATTCCACGACCCATATTATATTCTTCTTGGATAGGCTTTAATGGTTTAATATCTGACATTGGATATGGTTTATCAGGTACTTCATTGAATCTCAAAAATTCATATGGTGAACCTTCAATTCCATCAGGAGTTTTTTCATCACGCAAAAATTCATCATGCCCATCAGCAACTACAAGAAGTTTATCATGTTCAAGATCATAAAGTTCATATATTGTAATCCTTTGAAGATCAGCTTCTAATTCTGGATGATCTGGCAACTTATCATCTTCAACTTCCATAGTAGGCTGTATGTTAAAACTGGCTTCAAGATTGTCAGTATTTTCATACAAACTACTATTCTTAACATCATGAAGAGATTTTACTATTTCTTGCCCAATATATCTACCATCCTCAAAATAATTTTCAATTTCAGGATCAAAAAGCATATGCATAGGAGAAGTTCTTCTAGCATAAAATGCTTCGTTTGTAAGGATATTTTCTTCATCATCTTTTAAAACTTCACCAGTTATTGGATCGGTTTCATAAATCGGAGTTCCATCAATTTCTTCACCAAGAACTTTGTTTTTTCCAAAATTAGTATTAACTTCAAAATTTCCAGAATATCCAACTTTTATAGTACCAAACGAAAAGAACGCATCTAAAATAGCTAATCGAACTTGCTTTTTTAATTCAATGCCAAGGTTTTCTTTCGTATAATAATTCAAAAATATTTGTGCTAATTGAGCATCCCTTGCTAATGCTTCCATAAATCTTGCATTAAATGTCTGCTTTGGACGACAATAGAATTGAGGATTTTGAAAATATAAATATGGAAGCTGTGTTTTAATATGAGAAAAAATCAAATTAACAACAGGTTTTTCACTCAACGATACTTTGCGATCACCCCATTGATTTCCTTCAAGAAATTGTATATATTTAGCAACATCTTTTAATTGCTTTTTTCTAAACTTTTTTGATCTTTCTATACGATCTCTCCACACATTAAGACGTGGATTTTCAGCTGGAGTCATTGGCATTAATATGTCCTTTCATTTACAACTAACCTATTATCTTGATCTTGACCTAAATGAAAATTTTGATTATTTCCGTCAAATACTCTTTTTAATCGTTTCTTCCAAGAATGCAAACTATTCCTATCATAATCTCTGGGAATAACTTTCTTACTAGAACTTACTATAATTTCTTGTTGCATTTGCAATACATCAGCTAAATCATCATGTCTAGCTTTTGGAAATCGTAAAAGTTGTTCTTCTAACTCTCCATCTCTTTCTCCCTCAATATGAAAAATACAACCGCTTTCATACCATCCTGACATTGACTTAATAGAATATTCTTTATTTTCTGCTGTATTTTTCTTTAATGGAACCATATTCATAAATCTTTTTTCTTTTATCATTCTTCGTTTTAAGAAAAAAGAAAGTAGTTTTTCGATTACTGAAGTTTGTGCTCCAAGTTTAATACAATGCCATTCAAAATAAAGTTCAAACATTTTATCCATTAAAGTAATTGGATCAACTTGACCTGACCAAGTTTTAAGAACATATATATTTTTCTCATGATCTGTTGTCGTAATCATAATAGCAGAATAATCATTCTTGCCTTCAGTAACAGCACCATCCATTGTCATAAAAGTAAGTCCAACAGGAACTTTAACGCCATCTTTTCTGGTTATCATTCTTTTATCAGAACTTAAAGTGAAATATTTAAACCATTTCTCTTTAAATATAGCATCTTCTTGCGGAATTGGGTCTAACATATAAAGACAAGAAAACAAATAATTTCCCATCTTTTTATCTTTTTTGATTTTTTCTAATTCATGAATCGGATACCTTTCTGGAAATGTTGAATTACCATCTAATATTGCAGGAACTTTTATAACTTCTACATCTTCATCCTTTTCCAAATCTCCATATAAATCATAATCATCCCATCTAGTTCCAATAACATCCATTGGAGTTTGGGGGTTGTCCCGTAATGGAAAGACAGCTTTATAAAACGTCTTTATTTTCTCCATTTGATCCCTAGTTGTGCTGTTTTCTCTGGTCACCAAGTCGTCCATTTTGATATAATCATAGTGCCGAGAAGTCAACGTGCTATCTGGCCCAAACGCTTCAAAAGTACCTTCCATAACGGGACGCCCACCTCTGTTGGGAACATGAATCTCATTACCCTTCCATGTGGTTTCAGGTGCATGCGGTTTCACAGGACACCAATCAGGAAAGAACATGCGAAACCTACGGTTGGTAAGATACACGTTCCCAATTGCATTTACCATCGAAACTGAATTTGCTAATACACCGGAAACGATTAAAATTCGAATCGAAGGATTCTGCAACTGTAAAGCAATACTATCAGTTATAGTCAAAATAGTTGTTTTAAAAAATCCACGTGGAATTAACCACAATCGAATATTCTTTTTTCTTGGTTCTTGAAGTTTTGTACAAACATATCTATAATGAAAATTTACAGTTAAATCTTTATATTCCAATAAATCTTTTGCAAGAAAATATCTATTGGTTTTATAATCTTCTAAAATTTTGTTTTCAATTTGATTTGTCATACTGACGTTACTGCCCTATCTTCTGAAAAACTTTGTCTAATAAATCTTAAAGTAGTTGTCCCATGATCGTCCACAAATTCTTGCTTTGTATAAACAGTGCCATTATTATCTACATAATTATCTGAAAATGGTTGTCTTGTTAGTGTATCTCCATCAGTCGTTACATAATTTTCAGAAAACGGTTGTCGTACAAGAAAAAGAACTTCATCTTTTGAAAAATTTTCTGAAAATGCCATTCTTACAAGCAAATCCCCTGCTGAAAAAATAGCTTCTGCTGCTAATTCAGGAAGTACACTTAACAATCCCCATGAACAAAAATAAGATGCTGTCTCTGCTGCACTTCCTCCACCGTAAAACCAACTGCCAGAATAAGGCAAATAATTCATTAATCTCTAAGTCTCCTATAATACATCATTATAGCAGAAATAGCAGTTCCTATGAACGGCACAGTGGCCAACAACCCCCAGGAACAATAAAAAGCTGCTGTTTCGCTTGCTGAAGCCCCGCCATAAAACCAATATCCGCAGTAAGGAAGATAATTCACTTTTTAATCCCGAACATTCTTTTCCACCAGGGCAACTTGCTTGCCCATTTCTTCCGCATCTTGGCCTCGAACTTTTCAAGGTGCCGGATATAGGCAGACAGTTCCTCAGTATGCAGACGTTTTGCCATATCTTTTAAGTAGAGATTCAGTTCTGCCCCGCTTGTAAAAGTTTTCTCTTTTTGCTCGATCTCGGTATAGACGGTGATCATAGCCTGGTCTATCACATGATCCGGTATGTTGAATTTCCTGAGCCATTTCACTTGTAATTCTGGAGAAGGTGAATTTGCATCTTTGTATGGTTCATGTAATTCTTTAAAGTCCATAAATCCTCCTTGTTACCAACTTAAAGCATTTCGTTGTGTTGTTGCACCTAAATCCTGAACATTACCCGTAGCAACATCGGCATTGTCAGCGAGATTCCTTAGAGCAACGTCACCCGAGGCCTCGGTAACGATCATTTTGTTATTAACCATTTGATAAAGCCTCTCAAGCAATGTGCCAAAATCAAGAGTAAGGGCAGAAGCAATACCAAATGAACTGGATTCAGGAATTGCGGTAAACTGATCTCCCGTTCCGCCTGCTTCTACAAGATGATCGCCATCTCCGCCCGCTTCAGTCAAGTGATCTCCATCGCCTCCGGCTTCGGTGAGTCCTACACCTGCCGCTCCGATTTGGGACGTATCATCCGTAATAGCTGTCAAGCCTACACCTAATGCTCCTATCTGGCTGGTATCATCGGTAATAGCAGTAAGTCCTACACCGAGAGCACCAATTTGGCTCGTATCGTCTGTTATGGCAGTAAGCCCAACTCCAGCAGCACCTATCTCTGCTGTATCTATGAGAATATCATCGACAACGGCTTTGATCTCCGGTATCGCAGCAATACGTCCACTCATTATGATAATATCATCACCCGCAGCAATGGCTTCTGTAAAGACAGCGGAAACCGTAAATTCGCCTGTAGCATTATTATATGCTGAAACTGTCCGTGTTTCTCCCTGCGGCGCACCACCAACGCCTCCGGCATCTCGGAAAACATACAAGTACCAGGGCGTAGTTGCATCGACAAAAGCTCCTGCCCCTTGTCCTGCAAGACCGCCGATTGTGGCATGGGTAGTATCGCCTGCGGTGGCAAGGCCTCTGAAAACGATTCCGCTATTTATGGAGCCCCAAGCAGCTGCGGCATCGGCAGAGGTTTGAACTGCTGCAATGTCGGCACTTATGCTGGCACCTACAGCGGCACCGAGTTCTGCCGTATCTGTAAGAATATCATCAATGTCGCCACTCATATCATTCGCTGTTTGTGCTGTGCCATTAACTTCTTTTACATTTACATGAAATCCTGTCGGGTCAGCCTGTGATTGAGTCTCGAAATCGTCAATAATCTTTGTGCAGGCATCAGCATGTAAAGCTGCTCCAGTAATAGCATTTTCAGCAATCGAAGCTACAACACAACCAGCAGCACTGGTTATTTCTGTAGATGTTAAAGCCCCATCTGCAAAATGCTCATTAGCCAATGCGTTATCAGCAATTTTTGCAGAAGTAATGCAGTCTGCTCCCAACGCTGTCGCTGTGATAAGGCCAGCAGTGATCTCAACTGCATGTACTTGAAGAGCATCAGCTCCAAAGAATGAATCCCAAACATTAGCAGGAAGTACCATCCAACTATGCCAAACTGGTAGAGCTCCTGATTCATGGACTGCAAGTTTCAGCATCCCCAGAGTATCTGTATCATCTGTGTCAAGCTTACAAATATAGTACCCAAGCTCATCATGAACAAGGGATGTAGCCTCATTCTTTTGGGCAAAATCCCCGCCTGCCTTGGAAAGCCGAACTTCTGCCTGTGTGACAGTTAAGCCCGCTTCTGCATCTTTTCCCGTTGTTTCATCAAGAAACGGCCCAATCCGTAAATCTATTGCAGTTGATTGTTTTAACCATCCATCCATTTACTTAACTCCTTAATTGTCTATAATAATTCATTGCCATTGGGAGGGCGTTTTCTCCTCCAGCGACCGCAATCTCAAACGCCCCTACATCATAATTCGTATTCTGCGGCCGTTCTGTACCGATAAGATCAGTGGCAGGCATTGTAAGGTTCGCACCGGCACCATCTGTATGAGCGTCCTGCGCTATATTATCAGCATCGTCTTGAAGTCTTAAATCAAAGGGGCTATTGGAAACATCTTCGCAAATTACCCCTGCCACCTCTGGATTATCAGTAAAAGTGGCCTCTGTAGTGCAATCTGTTGCCGATTCTGACCATGCACCATTTCTGAGTACCAAATCTGCGACATTACTAATACATCTATCAAGATTTATTGCCCAAGTACCACCCGAAACAACTTCATGCGCAGTTACAACAGATCCGGTATTGATTTCGGCAAGAGTATTGAATATATTAAATGTAGCTGAACTATCATCACCATTATTATAGTATCCTATTACTCCAGACCGCCTGTTACTCTCCGTTGAAAAACCTATGTCATAACATGAACATGAGTTAATATTGACTGTGCAGCTAGCCTCAAGATTGTATAAGTCGACACATCCACGATAAGCATTGTAAAACATGCAATTTT